CGACGACAGTGCAATTTCATTTACGGTGGTTGGCACTGACGTTAACGGGGACGCACAGACAGAATCCATTACCGGAGCCGATACGGGAACGGCCACCGGGGCCGCGTACTTTCTAACCATTTCTTCCATTACAGCCGTGGGTGATCCAGCGGCTAATGTGACTGCCGGGGTCAATGCCTCTGCGGCGGATGTTATTTTCGCGGGCAGGGCACGACTTAAAGGTATTTATTTAACCAGCACGGGCACGGCGGGTACGACTAATTTTCTAAATTCCTCTCCCGTCGGCACAAGTGTGATGAAATTAAGCTCCGTTGCCAGCGCCACAGCAACCAGGGATGTAGTGATACCTGAAGATGGTGTTCTATTTACAGCCGGAATGTACATTCAGTACACGGTCTCTACATTCCTGACGATGACAGTATTCCATGCGTAGGCACCACAGGGCACTCTATCCCTTCTAAAACAGTGCAAACATAGGCAAAGCGATGGCTGTTTCTGGATCCAAAGACTTTGAGCTTAACGTAGCAGAGTACATCGAAGAAGCCTTCGAACGCTGTGGTGCGGAGTTCCGCACGGGGTATGATGCGGAAACGTCCCGCCGCTCTTTGAATCTTCTGTTTGCGGACTGGGCCAATAGGGGCCTGAATCGGTGGACAATTAAACAGTTCACCCAAACTCTCGCTGTAGGGGTAGAGGTATATCCGGTAGGGCTTATTACGGCGACTGTCGGGGCCTCCGCCAGCCTTACTGTCGGAGAGACCATCACCGGTTCTAGCAGTGGCACGACGGCGCAGATAATAACAAAGCCTACTTCCACCACCCTTACCGTCACGGTTCCTTCGGGCGCATTCACTGCCGGGGAAACTATCACGGGAAGCAGCAGCGCCGCGACTACCACAATAAGCGCGGACCCTAGCCTAGCTGACGTGCGGTCAACCGTAGATATTTTGACCGGCGTGGTTCGCAGGAGTAGTTCGGATATTTCGATCACTCAGATAAGCCGGGACACATATCTGACCATCCCAACAAAGTCCACCACCGGGCGTCCAATACAGTTTTACTTTGACCGCCAGATAACCCCCGTACTTAAACTGTGGCCGTCTCCCGAGAACAGCACAGATCAATTCATCTACGACCGGATGGTGCGACTAGACGACGTGGATGCTTCGGTAAATACGGTAGACGTGCCGTTTAGATTTTACCCCTGCTTGGCCGCGGGCCTAGCCTATTACCTAGCCCTGAAACGCGCCCCTCAAAGGGTGCAGATCTTGAAGGCCATCTATGAGGAAGAGTTTGAGCGGGCCGCCTTGGAAGATAGAGACAAGACAAGTACATTTGTTGTTCCGTCCTATCCCTACCTAAGTGCGACCGGTTGATGGCTAGATTCGCTTCGAATAAATACGCCCTTGGCATTTCTGACAGAAGCGGTGCTGCGTATCCTTTGCGTAACATGCGGAAAGAGTGGACAGGCATGCTTGTCGGAAAGGATGAGTGGGAGTCCAAGCAACCGCAGCTAACCGCTCTCAAGGTCGTGGCGGACCCCGAGGCCTTGCGAGATGCTCGGCCCGACAGAACGGAACCTGCGGTGGCCGTTCTGTTGTCTTTTAATGCTTTTACTTCCGGAAGTTCAGGATCCTCCATTATAACCGTAAGGGAGCCGGGCAACAGTAGGAGCACCGGAGATGTTGTGCGCTTCCGAACTGTCGAGGCCTTTGACGGGTTTACGGAGGCTGTTTTGGAGGCTGCCAGCGGATATTCTGTAACTGTAGTAGACAGCAGCACGTATACCTTTACGGTTAGCGGAGAGACGGCTTCCACGGGGTCTGTTCAAGGCGGGGGCGCTGCTTCCGCAGGGCCCGTAACGCTGGTAAGTTGAGGGCTAACATATGGCGTATACATTCACGACCTTAAAAACGGCGATACAGGACTACGTGCAGAGCACGGAATCGACCTTCGTCAGCCAGCTCCCGAGGTTTATTATAAATGCCGAAGAGCGCATTCTAAAGGAGTGCCAATTAGACGTATTCCGTAAGTCGTCCCAGGGAACGGGAACCAGTGGCTCCGCTTATTTACAAAAGCCGTCGGACTTTCTGGCCCAAAACTCTCTAAGTGTTGTGGTATCTTCGAGCAAGACGTTTCTTTTGTACAAGCAGGCTACGATGCTTCAGGACTTTACTCCCGACCCTGCAACTACAGGAGTTCCCAAATATTATGCTGATTGGGACGAGGCAACGTTTCTTTTAGCCCCGACGCCAGGAAGCGGCTATACGTTTGAGCTACACTATCTATACCGCCCTCTATCTATTACAGAAACGGGAGACGGCACTAGTTGGCTTGGGACAAATGCCGAATTGGCCCTTCTGTACGGGTCCTTGGTTGAGGCGTATACTTTCCTGAAGGGCGAGGCGGATCTTTTGGGCTTGTATAACCAGCGTTTTCAAGAGTCCCTGCAATGGTTAAAGAACCTTGGAGAGGGGCTGCAAACCCGAGATCAATACCGATATGACCGTGTTCGAAAGGATGTAGCGTGATGTTGGGTGCGTCTGGCAATGGCAGTTTGGGGGACGTGCTTGTGTTCACGTCAAACGACGGGGGCCACACGCCTGACGACATAGCCGAAATGGCCTTGAATAAGATAATATCTGTTTCAGAGGACGCTCCTTCTTTCATACGGGATCAGGCCTTGGCACACAGAGATCGGTTGAAAAAAGTCCTGGTTTTTTATATGAATAAGATGGCCCAGAGCGAACGGACAACACTCTGGGCGTTGTTGGAGAAACAGGGCCACGCCGACATGGCAGAGATTATAAGGAGACTGTAATGGCTATCGGAACCTCCGCAATATGCGGAACATTCAAGAGAGAGGCGTTGGCGGGGATCCATTTCCTTACCGCACACACCCGCACCGGATCGAGCGCCATCTCGGCGGATGCCTTAAAAATCGCCCTTTACACCAATTCCTCGGCTTTTGATGCGGACACTACGGGGTATTCCACGAGCGAAGAAATCTCTGGGACAAACTACACCGCAGGCGGTAACACGCTGGCTAGCGCCACGATTGGTCTCGGGGATAACAGTAGCAGCGTTCCGACAGCCTTCGTGGATTTTGCAGATACGACATGGTCTACGGCGACCATCACGGATGCTCGGGGGGCCCTTATTTACAACAGCACCCTCTCTACGGCGGGTACGGGGTCCACGACCAACCATGCCGCAGATCCTTCGATTGCAATTATTAACTTTGGTGGTGATAAGTCGTCCAGTGCGGGAGACTTCACCGTCCAGTTTCCGACCAATGACGCAAATACCTCGATTATCCGGGTAGCGTAATGGCAATAGTCGCCGGTTGGGGCCGAGGTACTTGGGGCGAGGGGACGTGGGGTAGTGAAATTCCCGTCTCCGTCACGGGTGTGTCGGCGGCAACTGCGGCGGGTTCGGTGGCCTTTCCGAAGGATGTCCCGGTCACGGGTGTGTCGGCGGCAACTGCGGCGGGTTCGGTATCTGTAGTAGGAGAGGCGAACGTCTCTCTTACGGGTGTGTCGGCGGCAACTGCGGCGGGTTCGGTATCTGTAGTAGGAGAGGCGAACGTCTCTCCCACGGGTGTATCGGCTGCTACCGCGGCGGGTTCGGTGCAGTTGAACTTTAGGTTTACGGTCACGGGTGTGTCGGCTACGGCTACGGCAGGCAGCGTAAACGTCTGGAATGAGATCGTTCCGGGGCAGACGGCGAGTTGGGGCGCTATTGTTCCGGGGCAGACGGCTAATTGGACTGAGATGGCGGCATAGGAATATAAAATGGCTTCTTCATTTACGACAAGCTTTGGAATAGAGAAAATTGCCACTGGAGAACAGGCCGGTGTGTGGGGGACGACCACGAACCACAACGCCGATATTCTGGATCGCATTGCTTCGTACACTTCGGTGGCGTTGTCTGGCACGACTCATACCCTCACGGTAAGAGAAGCTTCTCCGGGCGCAGGCACTGAAAACCTTCAGGACGGCATGTACCGTGTGATTAAGTTCACCGGAGCCCTCGGTGCCAACAATACGGTCACGATAGCGCCGAATACGAGTAAGGCGTGGTTTATTGTCGAGAATGCCACTACTGACTCTGGTTCGAGCGGCCCCTACTCGGTGATCCTGACACAGGGCTCCGGGGCAAACA